CTGTGTAGGCATATTCTGCAAGGCCGTTTTAAACATGGTTTTATCAATGGCCGTATAAGCAGAGCCATCAACAGTATTACCGGCCAGCGCCAAAGCGCCATTAAACAGAGCAAGATAAGGATCATTAGATGTAGTATCACCCTTAATCAAAAGCTCTTCAAGATCAAGGCTTGCTCGTTGTGCAATAAGATCCATAATGGTGTCCTGAAGATTTTCTTTCTCAATACTATCCTCAAGGGCATCATAAGGCACATGCACTTCGGCAATAACCTCTTCGGCGTCAAGCTGTACCTGATCAAAAGTAGGCCGTGCGCGCTCATCGGCCTTCAGTGAAGTACCACTGGCCGGAGCCGCACGAAGAATACGGGAGCCAAACCCGATTTTATCAATATTCATCTTGGGCTGTCCCATAGGCACAGTGCGTACCTGACTAATGAGGGTCGGTTGGTCAATCAGTTTGCGATAAAAACTGTCACTTTGTTCGGGGTTGAGATACCCGCCATCGCTAATCATCTGGCTAACCGCAAGATCAGCCTTTTCAATAATCCTTCTAGAGTCAGTCATTGTATGTCCTCCTATTATGCGAATGTAATATATCCATTACGTTTACGGGTAGTTTGCTTCTTTACAGGTTCCCCGTGTTCATCAATTTCACTTTTACGCTTTGTAGTGGTGTTTTTAATGTTCTCAAGTTCATCACGAACGCCCTTGATCTCAGTTTCCACTTCTTCTTTAAGCGCAAATTTACCAAGTTCCTCATTCAGCTTGTCATTAAGCTGAGTTTTCATTTCCTCATATTCAGTCCGAAACTCCTCAATTTTTTCTTTAGCTTTTTCATCGGCCTTGGTTTCAATTTCGGTTTTCAGTTCTTCGAGTTTATCTTCCTCTGGTTCAACAGGTTCAGGGGCAAAAAGCTCTTTTAGGGTTTCACCCTGAATCTCAAACTTGGTTGCTACATCTTCAGCCTTAGCATTAGACAAAACGGCCTCGGCATACTTGCGGAAGTTCTCTACCGCATTGAGCACCATAGTCTTGCGCTGTTTATCAGTAGACTCAGGTTGCCGCAGGGTACCAAAAATTATGTCCATCATGGCAAAGGCCGAATCAGCAAGATTGTCCATAGTGGCATAATCCACTTCCTTTTCAATCGGATCTTCCTTAGATTTCTCTTTTAGGTCAGCTACAATGCCGTAAACACCGGCTTCTTTGTCAATAACCGCAACGCTTTTGGTTTCGAGTTCAATCTCTTCATCATTTACTTGTCCATAGACATCAAAACCATCAAGGCCCTCGCCCTTTTCTTCCAGCTTATATGTCTCAGACAATTCCTGCATCTTTTCTTCCGAAATATCCTTCGGAATAAGGACGCTGTGAATTACTTTTCTCATATTATTATCTCCTTTAACTTGTCCTTTAATTATTTTAAAAGGCTGTTGGTTAGCCGCATGACCCACAAGGGATACAAACTCTATATCAGGGTCAGTCATGAAAACCACCTCGCCTTCCTTAATAATTGACTTTACTTTAGCCATTATTCATCCTCATTAAGATCAATCCTATGACTATGTGCGACAGCCGAGTCGGTGGCCGTGCCATAGGAAATAGTGTGATTATGTTCTTGTGAAAAATCAGTCTCTCCTTTTACTATCTTGCCTTCAGAATCATAGAGAATCGTAAAATTATGGGTGTGGGGTGGAATTATATCTTTATTCATGTTCTCATAGGTTTCACCTATGATTTGTTTACTTACTTCAAGTAATACTCTCTGGGGGTACTTAGTTACTGTGCCACCAAAAGAAAAGCCATTTAGTTCCCCTTTCTCCACTTTTTCCCATATATCGTCAGTGCATTTTACAGCGATAACCCAACTGCCCTCTGGAAAATTAGGATCACCCTTTTCCGCCACATAGGATTCAACTACATGACACCCAGATTCTTTCCAGTTGTGATTTATATCAATATTTTTTTCTTTTCGAGTGGCAAGAAAATCCCAAGCGGCCTTTGCCACAGTAGCAGAATCCATTGTCTCACCATCCGTGTCGATATAGCCTGGGGAATAAACAATGCCTTTTACTACTTGATTTTTGGCATCTTTTTTCTGTATTTTTACAAACTTTTTCTCGTTTTCCCACATAGATAAACACACCGCATATGCTTGATTGGCGTCATCCGCAGTTCCTTCTTCGAGTACAATAGGGATACATCTCTCGATGAATTCAGCCTGCGTTTCACTAGGTTTTGGTTTAGGCATAGTAGTATCTCCTTCGTACTACCATAAATAACTACACGAAAATATAATGTCAATACATTGGGGTATTTTTAATGGCAGGAACTACATATGGTAGGACATAAAAAAAGCCCACCTTTATAATAAGGTGAGCTTCTTAAAATAGTTTTACTTAATTTTATTATGTGGATTGTTGTTTTGGCGGAGGGGGCCTTTTATACTTTTTTCGATAAGGACAGATATCATTTTCATAAGGAAATTCTATACAACATCTTGCTCCGATACCAAATAAACTACGCTTAATATTTTTATTTACACACCATGCCCCTCCGTTGTTATAAATACAATTTATTTTAATTAACATTACAAATCTCCTATAAATTGGTCATCTTCAAATTCTGGTTCAAAACCCTCGTCTCCCCTTATTATTGTGTCCTCTTCTATGGTCATTTTATTAAAATTTAGTTTTACCCTTATTATTGCGCTATCTCCATCCCGGCTTTTTTTAATTTTTAACAACCTTGTTTGTATTGGTCGCATAGTGTCTCTGTCCTCTGGGTTTTCAAACTCTAAACTAAGGAAATTACTTGAGATTTGCTCTGTACTTTGTGTGCCACGAGCGCCCTCTATCTTACCGGGCTTTGCCCTGTTGTACTGCGTAGTGGCAAGGATTGGAATCTGACTGTGAATACTAAAGTTCTTGAGTGCAAAGATTACGCTCTCATCTTCCCGCCATGCGCTATTGGTTCTAATAGCACTATTTTTGAGCAAATAAAAACCATCTATGCACAAGAAATCTGGCTTGTATTCAGAACACACAGAAATAATACTATTTACATCAGAATAAAGACCGCTTGGTAGTATTTTAAAATAATTGTCTTGTACTTTGCCTTCTATTGATATGGGTGTCCTTATTATTTGTTTTGCTTTTTCTATAGCATAATATGAGAGTTTACCTTTTCTTATATCTGAGTCCCTTAATTGGGTTTGGATACCTAAAAGCCGCCTTGCTATTTGTTCTTCCGGCATTTCAGGACTTATAAATATTACATTATTACCGGCGTAATATGCAGTAAGAGCCGATTTTAAAGACATATAGCTCTTACAGGCTCCGGTTACACCTACTATTACATTAAAATCCCCTTTCTGGCTACCATATGTAATTTCGTCCAAGGCCGGGAATCCAAATGGTATGCCGGATATGCCTGGATTCTGTTGTACTTCATCGTGCCTTTTTAGCACTTCTTCCTGCACATCAGGCAGGTCTTTCAGACTGAAACTCAGGTCTGTTTTATTAATGAGATCAGTATAGTAACGTAAAAGTTGCACAGTATCTTTAGTCTTGTTACTATGCAATAATTCTGTTATCTTATTAGATGCCTCTTTGCATAAGTTAAATTGTTTGCGCTCCCTTAACTGGGAAGCCCAGTATTCTATAGGCTCAATAGGCAGGCTTTCCCATTCAACTTCCCCGCCGCATTCAGCTGATACCGTAGAGAACTCCGGGTATTTATCGTGTTTGTATTTAAAGTTTTTAATAAATAAATAGGCAAGTTTTTCCTTGCCTTCAAAATACCCTTCGTCTATCCCATATTCTATGAGTTCTGAAAAAGGAGTGTTATTCGCTATCAAAGATTTTATAGCACCAAACCCGATACTTCTACTCATTGAAGATCTCCGCTGCCTTTTTCATTAATTCAGCCATGTTTTCAGTGTTCTCAAGTTCAATTTTTATTTCGTCCTCAGTGCGGCCCGTTACTCTGGCAATCTCTTGGATGGTTTTTTCAAATTCCTCTTTTAATTCGATATAATCCACTATGCCCCCTTTAATCTTTCTTCTATAATTTTACAATATTCTTCTGATATTTCTGATCCTATATAATTTCTATTATTTTTCTTTGCCATTTTTAATGTAGTGCCAGAGCCTGCCATTGGGTCATAAATTAAGTCATCCTCGTTTGACCATGAAATGATGTGATCCTCTGCTAATTTTTCTGGGAAAATGGCAGGATGTTTGCCTCCTTTATTGAATTTTTCAGATCCAACAGCATATTCCCAAAAATTATTTCTTGGTTTTGTTTTCTTATATGGTTTACCATACCCGTGCTTAATAGAAAGATCATCAGAATTATTATTACGCATTGTACCTTTATTTATTTTACCTGCGTGTAAGCAAGGTTCTTGTATTAAATTTACAGTTTTTGGTTTTCCTTTTGAAAATACAAACATATACTCAATGGCTTGTTCATATCTATTGTGAGTTAATGGGGGGGGATTTTTCTTTTTATAAAACATGGTATCATGCAATCTAAAACCAATGTACTTAAAGTACAATGCCTGTTTGAATGAAGTTCCTGTTTCTGACCCTTTGATTGTAGCATCGGAAGTAACCCAAACAACTACCCCTCCAGCAATAGTTACCCTATATAATTCTTTCGCAATGCTTTCAAAATCAAATTCGTATCCCTTATATTTTCTGAGATTGCCATAAGGAGGACTTGTAACTGTAAGATCAATAAAATTATTTGGCATTTTTGCCATAGTAATTAAACAATTTTCATTATAAACTTTATTGATTTCCACTATGCCTCCCTTATTGTAAGATTCTCATCTATATAAATTACAGGAATGCCGTTTTGTCGTGCAAAAGTTATTTCCTTTTGAAG